TTTAGATTTATTGACACGGATAACAATCAAAATGCCTACATTCAAGTGAATACAGAAAAGATGTATTTCGGTAACGCGTTCACGGATGGCACGGAATCCAATATCATGACGATTAACCTCGCAACATCAAATGTGGGTATCGGTACGACAGACACCGATTCAAAGCTCATCGTTGTGTCAGGTCCCACAGCACAGGGAAGTCTCACACGCGCGCTAAAATTGAAGCGCGGTTATGCGAGTACGCAACCAGAACTGAATAATGTTGAAATGACACTGATGCCAAACTATAAAAATCGTGAATATGCCTTTTCTAAGATTCGTTCATATTGTCACGAAGAAGTCGTCGGAACACCCAATAAAGATCGCGGTGCATTACAATTCATCGTCGGCTCCAACGAAAATGTGAACGGTGTTCCGGCGATGACGATTCTCAACAAGAATACAACGAATTTTGTGGGTATTGGTGTGACACAACCAACAGCGAACCTCGATGTTGGTGGTGACATGAAAATATTAACCGATATGACTTTCGCTGCATCGACGCGTCAAAAGATTAACTTATCTGGTAGTGGATATGGTGTCGGTGTGCAAACGAACACGCAATATTTCAGAACACCTGGGAACTTTGCGTGGTACAGAGGTGGTTCACACACGGATGCCGAACTCGGCCTCGGTGGTGCGACGCCATTGATGGTCATGACAAGTGCCGGTCAACTTGGTATCGGTACGACCCAACCGACAACTGGTTATGAACTCGATGTCGTCGGTGATGCTCGTGTGCGTGGTCATCTGCATCTCGATGCGAGTGATGCGCTTTTGAATGTGTCTGGGGTTAACGCCGCGAATTATTCAAACACATACATTTCATTCGGTCACGGGGGGTCGGTAAATGACTGGGCCTACCTTCGTCAAATTGGTACGGAAAATGCTATTAAATTTGCACTCGACTTTCACGATGAAGTGAACGACGCAGGTTTCGTGATTCGAGATGTGAACTCGACCGGACAAAACCCGGATGTCATCACGGATCGATTTGAAGTGAAACGAGGTGGTAATACGTTTATTAATGGTAATGTTGGTATCGGTACTCAACCCGACACAAACCGTCTTGCGGTGAATGGAAGTGTTGAAGTCGGTACAAGTAGCATTCTCAACTTTAAGAATTCTGCCGGTGAGAAGATTCGTTTGTACAACGCGGGGGCTGATTCCGTAAACTTTAGTGTTTCGCAGTTACCGAACGAACTACGATACAACGTACCAACTGGATACAATCATGTCTTCAGAATTAATAACAGTGAAAAATTTAGAATCAATGAAACTGGTGACTTTAACGTGTCTGGTAACGTGTACGTTGGAAAAAGTGATAGTACGGTGGGTCCTAAATCGATCTTATTTGGTGGAACCCTCGGTGATAATGGCTATGCGAATACCGTGATTGAAAACCGAGTCTTCGATCAAGGAAACACGGCATCCGAACTCTTACTCTTCAAGGGAAATGACACAAAAGATCGCATTCGCCTTCGCGCGGGTGAGATTGTTTTTGATACGAAAGCTACGGGTGCGTCTAGAACCGCGAATTCACCGGTCATTACAATCAAAAACAGTGGATTCGTTGGTGTTGGTACCACGACACCGACCGAACAAATGCAATTGACGGGTGCTTTACAGATAGGAAGTACCCGTATGCGTTACACAGCCGGTGATGGTCTCGTGCTCGACAAGGTGGGTGGTACGAATAAGTTCCTCGCAGATGGATACGTGTCTACGGGTGGTACGAATAAACTACTCACCACCGGTCTCACGGCAACTGCGGCAACTGTAAATGGAGACACTGTCATCACTGGTAATGTTGGTATCGGTACGAATGCGACATTTGCGAATAAACAATTATACGTGAAAGGTGATGTACGCATTGAAGGAAATATTCGCCAAGGACCATTCTTTGTGTCGATCGGTGAAGGTGCGGGTGAAACGTCACAACAACCCTACGGTATCGCGGTTGGTTACAGAGCTGGTTACATTTCTCAAAATAACACGACTGTAGCACTTGGATACCTCAGCGCATTCCAAGGACAACAAACAAACGCAACGGCGATTGGTTACCAAGCTGGTGAAACGAACCAGGGAACAAACGCGATTGCCATCGGTTTCAGAGCTGGTCAAACAAATCAACACAATGACACGATTGTACTCAATGCAACAACCAGCGCACTCAATACGACGAGGGCGAACGCGACATTCATTCGCCCCGTGCGAGCGGCGACGGCTGTATCAAACATCGTTGGTTACACACAAGACGGAGAACTCATCGATATCACGACCATGAATTTCAGTAGTGGGGGTAATCTCTCAACTCCGGGTGCTATCACAGCCGCAGCGTACTACGGGGACGCCGGTTTCTTGTCTAACATCGGTGGTAACTTTACAAACCAAATCACATTTTCAAACACTCAAACTGGTTTCAACTCTGTAATTTCCAATTATGGTATTTCTAACGCTTCACCGATACACACACTCGACGTGGGTGCAAACGTCGTCATTCAAGACACTGGATCGAACGTACTCACCGTACGTGGAAACGTGCTCGCGAGTAAAATCACGCTAGGAACAGTGTCCATCACACCAAGTTACACACTTCAGCAAATTACGACAACAGGTAATACTGCATCGACGACTTTACAACTCACGAATTCAGGTAATTCTCTCGTCACCAGCGGACGTGTTGGTATTAAGACGTCGTCACCGACATTCGATCTTGAAGTGATTGGAACTGCGGCAAAAACCGGTGGTGGCACGTGGTCATCGACGTCTGACAGACGTCTCAAGGAAAATATCATCAATGCGGATCTTGATCAATGTTACGAAACTGTAAAAAACGTACCACTACGTAGATTTACATGGAAGAGTGGTATTGAAGAATTTAGCGAACATCAAAAGGACAAAAATGTACTTGGTTGGATTGCTCAGGAGGTCGAAGAAGTCATGCCTAAATCGATTGAAACCATTGATCAGAAATACGGCATTCAAGATCTTAAATTCCTAAACCCAGATCAAATATACGCGTCGATGTATGGCGCTCTTCAGAAAGCCATACAGAAGATAGAGCATCTCGAGGCCGAGCTTAAAAAAATAAAATGCTAATATAGTATAAAATGTCTGGTGGTATTGCCCAACTCGTGGCCGTCGGTGCTCAAGATGCGCACCTTGTCGGTCAACCCGAAGTCAGTTTCTTCAGATCTACCTACCGTCGTCACACGAATTTCTCTCAAACGACCGAACGTCAAGTCATCCAGGGTAACGTGTCGAACAACGGCATGTCTACCGTGCGCTTTGAGCGCAAGGGTGACTTGCTCAACTACGTGTATTTCATGCCGATCAAGGGTGATGGCACGCAAGCGAACACCGTCGCTGACTGGAGTACGGCGATTTCCAAGGTTGAACTTTTGATTGGGGGTCAAGTCATTGATGAACAAGACTCTGCGTTCTCTACGCACATTGCCCCGGAACTCCTCGCGACGAACTTGTCGAAGTCTGTGGCCGGTGGCATCTACCGGGGTGGTGCGAATGAACAATTCTACCCGCTTCGATTCTTCTTCTGTGAGAACTGGCAATCCGCTTTGCCGCTCATTTCTCTCCAATATCACGATGTCGAGCTTCGTATCACGTGGGGTGCGCAAGCCGCGATCCATAAGTGGGAGTGCTACGCGAACTACGCCTACCTCGACACCGATGAGCGCGCCGTTTTTGCGAGCAAGCCGCAAAACATCCTGATTACGCAAGTCCAAAACGCGGTTGCTTCTCAGGCCAAGATCCAAGAACTCAACTTCAATCACCCGATCAAGTTCCTTGCGAGTAACGCACAAGCGGGTGGTTTGATGACGGCGACCAACAAGGTCAAGTTACAAATCAACGGTACGGATGTCACTGATTTCAAGTTTGCATCTCCGAACTATTCGGCGGTGTCTTCGTACTACCACGTGCCGTTCTCCTCGGGTGACAAGAAGTCGTCGCTTTTCATCTACCCGTTCTGCCTTGAAACGTCTAAGCTTCAACCGACCGGTTCTCTCAACTTCTCCCGACTTGATTCGGCAAGAATCGTCAGCACCGAAAACAACTCGTTGGACAAGATCTACGCTGTCAACTATAACGTGCTCCGTGTTGAAAATGGTATGGGTGGCCTCATGTACTCGAATTAAATCACAGGTAATAGTATAATATGTTTTGGACTGTTATAGCCCTCTTAGCCATCGTTTTTGTGCTCACTTACGATCCAAAATCCAGGACGCTGGAAAAGTTTGTGGATGCTAAGCAAGCACCAACGAAAACAGGAAAGGACTGCGAAGACGCACACTACAATGCCGTGCAGTTTGGACAAGCCGCATACGAATGTGCACCCTCTAATAGAGTAAAGATGGGTGCAATTGTAGGTGCTTAAAAAAATACATCGAAATGTTAATAGAATGATGATTCCCTATGATCGTGAAACTATGCTCCTCGTAGCTGTAGTCGTATGTATCCTAGGTAGTTTATACATATACAGAGAACTCAAAAACACGAAGAATGAAGTTTCGGAAGTGAAGGCACACTCCGGACAAATGGCTCAATACATCAATGCTTTGTCTTACTACGAAGATGAACCCGAGGAGGAGGAAGAAGACGTCGAGGTTGAAACCGAGGATAAGACCAAAGAATTGGGCGATTTGTCGACGAAATAAACATATTCATTAATTGTAACTTGCTAATGAGCAATGAAAAAATACAAAGCAATCGCGATCCCAGTGACGTTTGCTGACGGAAAACCAAGGTTTTTAACCGTCAGGGACCGTCGCTTCAAGGATTGGATATTTGTGACAGGCGGGTGTCGTCGTCGAGAAATATTCAATCCCCTTCGATGTGCTCTCAGAGAACTCGAAGAAGAAACGAGAGGAGTGGTGGCACTCAAAAAAGGTGAATACACAGAATATAAATTTATAGTCAAGGAGAATGCAACGACAGAACTCGTATACAACGTATTCGTGTTCTTCGTTGATTACTCTAGAAATGAACAATGTGGACTTATTAAAAAGTTCTATGAAGAAAAACAAAAGACACAGTTGAAAAAACAAAACAAACAACCCATAAAAAAGACGTTTGATGAAAACGATTACATGAGCTTTGATACCCTCGAGGAGTTCAATGTTCGTAAACGATGGACTCGAATCATCGATAATGTCATAAAAAATCCAGAGTTTTACGCGTGTGTTTCAAGCATGAATAGAAAAACATTCTCTATTAAGTAGTGATGAAGTCAAAGGCGTATATTCTCAGACAAATTAAAGACCTCTTTATCGATAACAGGGCGTTTACACCCGAACAGGCGGATGAAAAGATTGAAGAAATTAAAGACATGAAAGTCTATGAGCTTTTAGTGTTAAAGAATGAATTATCTTCAAGTGTAGAGTTGCAAGACCTATCATTTGTGACGTCTGTGAGTAGGTATTAAAAAATAGACGCGTATACAATGTAAGTATGTTTAAACGTTGGTGTTCCCAAAGGGGGTTTACTCATGGAAACCAATTATCACATGTGCTCATGGACGGTGGAGTCCTCTCCGTGCCATTTGATAAATTGGACGAGTTTTATACAAAGTATGTAGAGTGTGTTCACGGTGGTGAAAAGGTTTATGTCGTCGAACAAAAGACACCGACGTACAACTTTTTCGTCGATATAGACTACAAAAATACAGAAGCCTTGAGTATTGAAGAGATTCAAGACATATGCAAAGTCATATGTGACAAAGTCAAGCGTCACGGTGGTAAAGAATGTTTGATATCCGTATCAGAGCCTAAAAAGGCTGGTAATCTCACAAAGACGGGTATCCATATGAATTGGCCAGGATTTGTCGTGAATCAGGTGTCAGCGGTGGCGCTTCGAGAACACATCCTCGTGGCTTTGTATACCGCTAAAAAGTCGATCGATTGGAATGAGATCATAGATTCGTCCGTATACGGTGATGTTCAACGACGTTCAAAGGGAAGTGGATTTCGTATGCCATGGTCACATAAAAAGGCGAAACATGACACATGTGAAGGTAAAGGGTGTGACGGGTGTTTAGGGAGTGGTAAAATCACACAAGGACCATATCTTCCAGTGTTCGTATACAAAACTGGACCACTCAGTACACTTTTACGCATAGACCAATTACCAGACAAAGACATCCTAGCCATGTCCGCGGTTCGTACAGAAAACCAGGAATTCGTACATGTTGAGAGTCCTTCACGCACAATCAAAGAGGGATCGTTTACAGATGTACAGACGAAAGATGAACTTCACGACGAAGAGACGAAAATGCTCGTCGAGGATTTCATTAGAAAGAATCTCGAAGGACAGGGTGACGCACACATTACAAAACTCTTCAAATTTAAGAATCAATATCTCGCGTCCACAACGTCAAAGTATTGTGAAAATCTAAAGCGATCTCATGGTTCAAATCACGTATGGTTTTACATCAGCGGTGACAAGATCACACAGAAGTGTTTCTGTCGATGTGAAACACTTCGAGACCGTAGAGACGGATTCTGTAAAGACTTTTGTGGACGACGTCATGTACTCAAGCCTCAGATCGTTGAACGTTTGTATCCAGAAAAGGAAGATGTGAAGCAGTGTCCGAATATAAAAACAGAGAAAAAGGGAAAAATTGAGATTGATTACAGTGACGCGAAGACACACGTCGAGAAGTACATTCGGTCGTGCATACCAAAACGAAATGACATCACAGTGATTAAAATTTCAAAGGAAGGACAAAAGTACATCGCCGCGACGACTTCAAATTATTGTGAATTGGCTAAAATTGATCACGATAAGTTTACATCATTTAGGATTGAAAAAGGTAAAATATTTCAGGATTGTCAGGTGTGTCGGAAAAAAGGTCGTGTATATGCTCTGAATACGAAATCCATGGATGCATTGTACCCAAATAAAAAATAGCATGTAATTACAGATATGGCGTTTATATTACTTGGTGTTGGTATACTGCTAGCTTCAAAACTCGCCTTTAAAGAAGAGTCAGAAGAAGACCCGTTCACCGATCTTAAGCGCGAAGCCCATCAATATTCCGGCGTTAATCCAACTGTATTCATGCAATTCATATCAAAGTTTAATTTGGCACAGAGACACATGTATGTGGATGTGCGTACGGCTCAAAAGTATATGCTTGAATCACTCGATAGTCTTGAAGATATCGCCTTATACGCCGAATCTGGAGATTATGATATACAGGAGCCTATTCATGAACTCACCAAAAGGATTGGGTACGCATTCGAGAACCGACTCATAAATATTGCGATCAATAAAGGTGATGTTCTTTATCCAAAATACTTAAACAATAGAATCAATTAAAAAGAAAATGTCTACCACAAGGACTCGCTCAGGACGTCAAATAAAGAGACCGGAATTGTTTAAGCCTACTGAAGAAGATCTCATGGATGATTACGATGAAGATGAACACGATTCTGATTTTGGTAGTGATATTGACACTGACGAGGAATATGATTCCGAAGATGATTCCGATATGGATGAAGAAGATGAAGAGATTGATGAAAATGGAAATCTTAAGGATTTTGTCGTGGATGAGTCCGAGTCAGATGAGGAAATTTAGCTTAAAAAAAAGATGATTTGTATAACAAATGGAGACGGATATAGGAAACCCCATTGATTACAAGTCTGAAATTGAATCGTTAAATAAAGACTACGATAACCGTGATGATTTTTATGACGAACGACAGGACCATGCATATGGTCACCACATGCCGCCTCCCCCGCCGCCACCCGTTTTTCCGGGTATGCAACAACAATGGCAACCGATCGATGCAAACAAGACTAATGATGTGTTTTCATCCATCGATAAGACGGCGTATATTATTATTTTTGTAGCTTTCATTTTAGGATTTTTTATGGGTAAAACCATGCAACCAGTCATCCTCAGACCATCCTGAGGTTGGGAATGGTTCGAAATCACCGATATCACCCGTCGCCGGTTCCGTGAAATATGCACGACTCACGACAAGTGGGTCTTTTAGCAATTCTAACCCCACTTCATAAGCAGTATCACTTTTGTTTTTTCTCTTTTTGTACAAGGAAAAAAACAAAATAAATAGCGCCGCGACGATAGTTAATGTAATAATATTAAGAATGACGCTGAGCATATTACATTACACTCATAATTTTTTTACGCAGACGTCACTTCCTCACCTGGTTCTTCATTCTTTTCCTCGATCGTCCCATTGGTCGAGGCTTCGGCTTCGGCCTCGGCCTCTCGTCTCTTTCGTCGTTCCTCGACCTCGGCAGCCACGATGGCATCCGCTTCCTTGACGAGATCTTCCATTGATGCATCCGGTTTTTCTTTTTGCAATCGTTCCAAGACTTCGGCTGGGTGACTGATCGGTGCTTCGTCTGGTTTCGTGTAATACTTGGAGTTTTCATCACCAGGTTTGATGTACGAACCATCTGCACGCACAGACATCATGTCCTTCTTGCGATCTTCGAACATCCGTGCCGCTTGGATTTGGTTTTCTCTGTAACCTTGCATGATTTCTTCAAGTTTTTCGTTTTGATAATGCACATCTTCAATCGCGTCGCGATCCGGTGGAATCAATAACCACTTGTACATGTCGACGACGTAAATGTCAAACGTCGAATCCTCCTTTTGAAGACGCTTCGCGTGGTTTGCAGCTTCATCACGAGTCGCAAAGGCACCACGGATCTTAACGCCAAATTTATCATTCTTTTGAGGGCATTCGGGTCCAATCACGGACAAACACGCGAAGAGTTGTCCCGGAACTGTCGTGTAATCTTGTTCAAGAGAAGTCATTATAGTCTTGATACGGTATTAAACTTTAAGCCTTTTGAGTCACTAAGTCGTTTAAAAGACTGAGAATAGTAAATATAAATGGAAGACCTTCGCAGAACGCACAATGATGCGAAGCGTGCACTGATTCAGTCAGTCACGAAAGAAGGCTACCAAATTCTCGATGTGGGGTGTGGATTTGGTGGGGATCTCCAAAAATGGCGTGCATGTGGGGCAAACATAAACATGTGTGACCCAGAGCCATCAGCACTCGAAGAAGCAAAAACACGAGCAAAGAATATGAAAATGCGTGTGAATTTTTATCACGGTGATATTTTCAATTGTCCACACAGACACTTTGATATCATTTGTTACAACTTTTCACTCCATTATATATTTCAAACACGTGATATGTTTTTTGATTCTATACGCGAAATACGGAAACGTATGAGACCCGGAGGGCGTCTCATCGGTATCATTCCAGATTCGGAAAAGATCATGTTTAGAACACCGATGACGGACAAGCTTGGGAATTTTTTCAAGATGAGACATCCAGGAAATGGCGGATTTGGTGAGAAATTGTTCGTACATCTCGTCGATACACCGTTTTATGCCGATGGACCGCGTTCAGAACCTATAGCATTTAAGGATCTCTTAATCACACATCTAGAGGAGTTGGGATTCAAACTAGAAATATGGCAGGGACTTGAGGGGAATCCAATCTCAGAACTCTATAGTAAATTTATCTTTGTATATAAGAAATGATAGCTTGGGTTTTGCTCATCATTATTAACTTTGTGATATTCACATATACGCGTGAACCGCAGAGACTCATCGAGGTTAAAGAAAAATACAGGCGATTGCGTGAACACTTAGCTGAGACGAATAACGAGAAATTCAATATGTTGACACGGTGTATTCCCATCACGGCTATGCGTAGAACTCGTGGACCGATCGGCTACAATACGAATAAGGGTGTTGATATTGGTTTGTGTATTGATGGTCAGAACTCGAATCAAATCTTTCACGTGCTCATTCACGAACTCGCACACGCGACAGTACAAGAGTATTCACATTCTGAAGACTTCTGGACAAATTTTATAGAACTCCGCCAAATATGTATTGATCTTGGAATATATGAAAAGATCTCGTCAAAGACAAAGTTCTGTGGTCAGTACATTCAGGATAAATAATCTTTACTACATTTATATGAAGACTCCAGTGTCCCTCGTTGCAAAAGCAATTGGCTTATGGGCCGCTGTTATGCTTTTGACTCAGACACCCCTGTTCATCGAAAACTATAACGCCCGCCTCGCGTTAATGACAATCGTTATGCCAAACGTTCTTCGATTGATCGTTGGAAATATCCCACAACTTGCGGTGGATCAAAAGTTCATGTTTATTGCGTCTATTTTCTCATTCCTCCTGGCGTTCGCGTTTGGGCGTGTAAGTAAAAAGTCACAAGAAACCGTGACGGAATACGGTAAAGACACAAAGAAAACACTGCAAGGTAGTGCATTATTTGTGACCACTTTTACGTTGGGTGCGTTGATTACCTATTATTCGGGTATTCATAAGACGCTCTACACTCAAATGGGTTGGGAAACTGCGAACAATGCAGCAGCCACGCAACCCATGGCATCGGCGATGAACGTTGTGAATTATTAATTCTTCACGATATACGTCTTTGTGAGGTAGAAAATCACGGCAGCGACGAGACCCGTCGAAGCCAATCCAACCGCACTTCGAGAGCCATTCTCACTCAGAAACTTGGGTACAGTACTCGCAAGCTTCTCCTGGACCGGCCTACTCACAGCGGCAGCCGCACATACACCGGCGATCAAGGCAAACAATTGATCATCCGTCAAATTCATAATATTTTTACTCGTTGGTTCCACCTTCTTTTCTTCGGAATGCGCCGGTGCTTGGTGCATGGGCATTTGCGGAGCCGTCGCGAGGACGCTTTGCATACGCGGTTCGGCAGTCATCATCGGCGGAGCCATGATATCCGGTGCCGCGGAAGCATTGCCCATAAGTTCGGAAATCGGCGTGGAATCCATGGTCGTTGTATCTTTACTTTGACTCATATTTTTTTCATGTACGTTTTCTTGCACAAACGTAGTCGATGGGTTATCGAGCGAAACCATACCATCATCCTTATCATTTAGGTTCATCGTTCGTATGTCAGACATTTATATAGCCTGAGTTTTTTGAAACATATGAGTGACGCATTTTCATTTTCTTTTGATTACAGTGAGTCGAGTCTTTTTTGTTGCATTCTTTGCATCATCATCCTTCTGCTGTGAGTATTTAGGATTATACATTTTCCTGTGTGCTTGCCATAAACTAGGACCACCAACTCTAAAATTCTTACGAACTGTTGCCTTATACCAAAAAACACAGTCCGTAATCTTGTTAGATTTTACAGTGTTATCGAGTACGAGACATTCATAGTTTTCTGTACATTGGTCCATGACCTTACAAAACATATCAAACGACGGAAATATACCAAAAAAAGATTTATACAGTTTTTCTCTGTTTTGTATAATGTTTTCCCTGAGTATAAATACGTAGTCTACATTTGCTCTAAGTGCTGGTGGAAGATCCATGACATACTGCATCGTCAGCATAAAGAAGATCTTCCAGTGCCGACCATTCATGAAGCACTGACGAATACACGTATCCTTAAGGAACTTTGAGTCATACATACAATCATCAAGAAGCATAAATGCACCACAATTATCTTTACCCGCACCCACCAGTTTGCGTTGCCTGGCCATCACACGTTCGATCGCCTCTCGATCGTAATCTCCGTAAATGAATAAATCTGGAATAAAATCTGAATAAAAGTGATTTCCTTCCTCGGTACCCGACAAGACTATCCCGGCTGGAAGATGTTTTTTATGATACATAATGTCTTTCACGAGGGTTGATTTCCCCGTGTTACGCTTACCTATGAATACACACACCCGATCGTCGCTCATATTCTCGGGTTTGAATTTCCTCAGTTGAAGATTCATTCTACTGTAGTGAACCGTTTTATTTCGCAAAATTTTACTCACATACAGTAGATATGTCTGGACGTGTGAGACTCGCTGTCACTGGTATCCAAGATCAATGGCTCACGGGTGAACCACAATTTTCCTATTTCCTGACATTGTTCAGACGACACAGTAAATTTGCACTCGAACAAATTGAAAGTCCGTTTGATGGTAAAATTGACTTTGGTGAAATTATCGAATGCCGTGTACCACAAAACAAAGGTGACTTGATTAAGAACATTTCCCTTAAGATAACCTTGAGTGATCCAACACCAGACGAGAGTAATTTAATCAATAACCTCGTATACGTGCCATCTGTGTGTACGGAACTCATTGAATATGCAGAACTTCTCATCGGTGGACAGACGATTGAGCGAATCACAGGAGAATACATATTCATGCATCAACAATTGTACAATAATGATGACGACGTCGCACAGTCGCTTTACTTTTTGAATAGTCATGGAAACTATCTTGGGTATCGCGACGACTACACATTCTTCATTGATTTACCATTCTTCTTCTATAGATTTCCAAACTTGTCGATTCCTGTGTGTGCATTGACGAAACAATTGGTCCAAGTTCGTTTGAAGTTGCGACCGCTTAATAAGATTGTTCGAGACACGAAAAATAACATCATCCCCTCGAACGTGACGGCGTCGATTAAGAATGTGTCTATGGATACAGAATTTGTATTCATTGGAACGGATGAAAAGAATTATTTATTGACTCGCCCACTTGAGTATGTGATTACCCAACTTCAAATGTCACAGTTTGTCATGCCTTACGGTGTGGATACAAAGTCGGTGATGCTTAAATTTCAACACCCAGTCAAAGAAATGTATTTTGTCGCACAAAACGAATACTATACCAGTAATAACCTTCCATTAAACTTTGAAAAGATTGATAATGTTGAATTGAAGTTTAACGACAATCAAATATTTAACGCTGATCATAAATTTATTACATACCAACAACCGTTTGCCCACCACACGAACTCACCAACGGTGCTTGGTGTTACAGCGGTTAATCCAATCTTCGGTGTGTATTCATTCTCCGAAAACCCACAAGTCGAATACCCAACAGGTCAAGTAAATATGAGTCGTGTATATCATAAACTCTTTACGATTAAACTCGACTCGACGACGAACGGTCCAAACACGGTTCGTGTCTACGCAAAGAACTATAACGTTCTGTGCATTCAAAGTGGATTAGCTGGTTTAAAATTTTAACCCTTTATAGTAGTAATGGCTGGTAGACTTCAGCTCGAGACAACCGGTCCACAGGACAGGTTTTTTACGGTTGAACCGCAATTTACATATTTCACGAAACGGTTTTCCAGACATACAAATTTCGCGAAAACATTCACGAAACATGATTTTGACGGTGTACCCGAATTCGGAACCACACTTCGTAGCCGGATTCCGGTTAATATTGGAGATCTTTTAAAAACAGTAAGTTTTGAAATTGAACTCGACGCGATTCCGAATGCTTCGAGTAGTGGTATTGGGTACGTCGAGTCCATCGCGCATGCCATGATTGAATACGTGGACCTCATCATCGGTGGTAAAATAATACAACGTATTCCGAGCGATTATCTACAAATTTACTCAGAACACAACTGCACACAGACGAACCAGACCGCTCTATCCAAACTCATTGGAAAGTATCCAAATAGACAATCATCTGTGCGTGTCGCTGATCCAACCATCATTGGTTATCTCGGTACGGCGACTACACGTGAAAAGTATTTCGTCGATGTTCCTTTTTACTTTTATAAAAACCCAGAACTCGCGATACCTCTGTGTGCCATCGACAAGCAAGAAGTCGAAATAGAGGTAAAGTTTAGAAACATTGAAGATGTCGTCGTCGACAACACAAAAATTCTCTTGAACAACGTGACTTCCTATGCATCACACACGACTGCTGGAATTGGCTATGAAGTTGGTAATTATCTTCAAATTGGTGTCGATATCGATGGTGAGGCGATTGGTGATGAGTCGGGCTTTTCAGTGGCGTTATCAAAAGATGGATCCATCATGGCGGTCGGGGCGCCAAATAACGACGCGGTACCGAATGATTCCGGACATGCGCGGGTGTACCAACTCGTCAATCAGACGTGGACACAGTTAGGATCGGATATAGATGGAAGTGTTGCGAATGATTTCTTTGGTCAGTCGATTTCACTTTCATCGAATGGTACTATTCTCGCAGTCGGTGCACCAGATCATAATTATAATGGCATCTCGAATAACGGTCAGGTGAAGATCTTTCGATGGAATGGAACCACGTGGGGAAGTGGTGAAGCGATAAATCCAGTGATTCACGCGTCAAATCTAAACTTGAACTTTGGGAATGCGGTTGATCTTTCGGATGACGGGAATACGATTGTCATCGGTGGTCGTGGATATGCGACGTCGCAAGGTGTTTTCTATATATATAAATACGAAGAAGGTGCATGGGTACATAAACATACTGAACTTGGCCGGGTAACAGGTGATGCACTCGGATACAGTGTATCTATTTCGGGTGACGGATTGCGTGTGGCGAGTGGCGCGAACAATCCAGATGGCACGAGTTATTTCAGAACGTTATACTTAAATTCAATCACACAAGAATGGCTTCCGCTTGGTGACTACATCGAAAGTGAAAACCCCGGGGATGAATTTGGATTTTCCATTAGTTTTGCGAGAGATGGTCACAGACTCGCTGTCGGTGGTCCGAAGAATTCAAGCTCTCGGGGTCACGTGCGTGTGTTTGAGTACGTCAATGGTAATTGGACACAACTCGGATCCGATGTTGACGGTGAAGCGCTGGGTGATCAAAGTGGTACCTCGGTCGCACTATCAGACGATGGAAGTATTCTCGTCGTTGGTGCAAACTTGAACGACGGAACTGGTACGGATGCGGGACATGTGCGTGTGTATACGTATGGTTTGAGTGGTTGGGCTCGAGTTGGTAAAGACCTCGACGCCGAAGCCCTTGGTGATGAACTCGGTTGGTCCGTTGCAGTTTCAGGTGACGGGACGCGCGTTGCAGCCGGTGCAAAATCGAACGATGGAACTGGTACGAGCGCGGGTCATGTTCGTGTATATGATCAACTGAAACGATCCTATCTCGAAAATAGAATTAAAAAGTTCAACATGAACCTTGAACTCATCTTTCTTGAAAGCGCTGAACGACTCAAGATTCAACACACACGGCGAGACTTTGTGATCACACAGCTTCAGGAGAATGCATTCAAAATTCCAAAGAGTGTTCGTGACAATACGTTTAATTTATCGTTTGTAAATCCAGTCAAAGAACTCTTCTTCGTTATTCAACGCGAGAATAAACGTAAATTCTCCGATTTTGTGAGTCCGTTTGACTATGATAACATTTACGTGGCGGTTGATAATCGTCTCTTCTTTTATGAAAACCTTGTGTCTCTCGATTTACGTCTCGACGATGAACAAATCATCTCGGGTGAAACGGGTAAATTTATGTTTCTAAAGGCGCTTCAACCTGGTATTCACCACGCAAAAACGCCTCTCATTCGACGATTTTATTCGTACAATTTCGGATTTGAACCAGAAAAACCATACCCCACAGGTCAGAAGAACTTTACACTCATCAAGAATCAAACCCTTAAAATGAATGTCACACCAAATGACACACACGACCGCGATTTACGTGTATACGCCCTAAGTTACAACATCCTTCGAATTATGGATGGAATTGCACAAACTATTTTTGGAGACAACTAATAAATGAAGACTGGTTTTGATCTCAGTGATACGGGTAACGATATGTATGAAAGTCATTTGAAAACTATCATAGATATTGTGACACCAGTCATCGAAAGGGCTATCATCCTTTCATGCGAATATGCAAAAGCGTGTGGAAGAGACGCAATCGTCAGTAAAGACTTTGAATACGCTGCAAAATATTGTGCCATGCGCACAGTTGGACAACATATTGGAAGTTACTTTCCTGAAATTTACGAAAACATTGATGACGAAGAAGACATCGACGATATTGACATCATTGACGATGACAGTATTGAATTTGTAAGGTACTCAGGAGACGATCCAGCATTTAAAGCCATTAACGAGACGTATGACGCATGGGATTCGTGGGTACCACAAAGTCCGGTAGAAGAGCTCTTAAAAAATGCTATTAATAGTAATGAGCACTGTGGAGGGATGGACCACGAATGAATTTAAAGTCATCGATGATGATAGTGCCTCTGATTCCGATTCGGATAGTGACAGCGACAGTGATACATCCAGGACGCGTGGGTATAAAAAGACAGAGTACAAAAAAATTGCACTCGAAGAAGATCTGCTTCCCGAATAATTTCTGTAAGTATAGTATACTATACAATGAAGCAGGCGATCGATGCCGTCACCTTGGTCACCCAGGAGCTTGAGTCCCAGTCCCTTAACGCGGTCGTCGCCGGTTTTTCCTTCGCGGCCGCGCTTGCGTGGATGGACTTGGTTCGATTCTTGATCAACCAAATCGTTAAGGTTCAACGTAACGGTGGTATGCACTACACGTTGACTGCCTTGTTCACGACGCTCTTGTCGGTGACCGTGTACTTGGTCATGTCGCAAATGTCGTCTCGTGTTCGCAAACCCCTCCAACCGGTCTACGCGGTTACGCGGGCGTAATCACCTGTGGTTTACGTTTCGTGAGCATCAAAGCAATGATGCCAACAAAAACAATCAAAGCTATGGACGCATACTCTTTCCATCTATAAGGATTCTCCAATTCGGGAATACTTATTGGTGGCGGTAACTCCGTTTTTCGATCAACTTTAGGCAAACTTTCGAGTTTATCAGTAGATCCTGTAATTTCAAATTTAAGTACGTGATCCTGGTTTCTAAAATCATAGGGAATGAGTCGTCCGTGACTCATATAGAAGAACTCGACACATAACTCGTGAATAGAACGTTGTGGTCCAGAATGAAATTCATGTGTTAATGGATCGTCGGCGCCTGTGTGTATGATTTCACCATTTTTCGTGAGAATACGTCCCGTATAAAAAGGTGTATTTGAAAAGACAGTCTTGTTAAATTGATCAGAACCAGAACTCACGCGAACGATGATTGATGTTGGTCCATTGAGATTCACGGCGCCTGTAACGATACGACCATTTGATGACGTATAATCGAGCGACGCGAGTCCTAATACTTGATGGGGAGTGGTGTTTGCAGATGCATTACTTGTGTATCCATATAGACCACTTCCAAACTCAAACGTGAAGGTATTTGAGTCACCGACATTGGAAAATGTGAGAGCATTCGTGTCATCGTCATAGATGACTGATGTCACATTAGATACGGGTGGTGCGAGTTCATTTAACAAATCCGTCGCGAGATCATGTGCATTCGAGTAGTTTGTCTCATCGAGCACGACGAGTGTTCCATCCACGGTAAATGATTTATTTGCGGAATGAATGAGAAGTTGTGTGTTTGGGATTTTTGCTGATACGAGCGAAATCTTTGAAACGTTATAGATTGGACTTTTGAGATTCACGACGTAATTCGATGGCGATGGGTACAAGGTAGCATCTCTTTCACTGCTATCTATGTCGAGGCTGTAGACCTTCATTAAAATATAGGTACAAATATTTTAATGATTGTTTTACACGGATATCTATATCAATTTAATAGAAGCGTTGAGCCAACGGATTATTCGTGAGTTGGTTCTTCGCGACATCGAGCTCATTGCATCTGGCGTTGGGATTTTCGTTACCCTTATAGGCGTTGAAGTTGTAGTATTTGTCATTGGTGTATTGTTGCGTCCAAGCACCGTTGGCAGCGTTCATGCGTCCATCAATTCGCGTGGTATCGGCACGAACACTCGAAAGAACACCACCCTGCTTCAAGGCTGTTTCTCTGACATTCATGCGTCCAGCATTACCCGCTCTGTTCGCCTTACCACGACGATCATCTGCACGGAAACCATAGTTTTGGAGTTGTTCTGTGGTGTATCCCGTGTGGCCACGTTCCTGGGCGATCATGCTACCCGGAGCGTTCCTGTAACCACCATGGAAGTTATGAATACCTGGAGCCGGTTGATTATTGTACTGGTATTGGAATTCATTTGCATCAGACTTATTACGTGTCGGGTCTTGAGCCATCGTTCCCAATGGAATGAATCGCTTGGCTGGGGCATTTTCAAGACCATCCGTGCGCAAACCAGTCTCCGATCTATTGGTCGTACGCTTGGTACGTTCGTGCTCTTGACGAACCATGCGTCCACCCATACCCTGTGCGCGACCCGGCATTTCTGGGCGTCGATTCGGAAGAAACGCCGTCTTTTCTGGCATGTTATGCGTGACCTCACCAATGAGGCCGTGACGACCACCGGAGATATCGTGTGCCGGACCAGATCGACCTGGAAGCGTAGTCAAACGGTATTCACCGACATTCACCGGATTGACACGGAAAAGTTGTTGGTATCCTCCATATGCGGGAACGTTCGGTCCAACACCAACACCCGGACCAACCATTTGCTTTTCAATCGGCGAGAGGTTATTCATACGCCCTTGGTCATACATACGGTTTCGCATATTCAAGATTTCTTGGCCACCGCTTCGCTGTTGTGGAGCGATGACCGCAAACGACGGGGTTTCATTCTTCGGCTGCACGGAAACGGGTGCCTCAAAACGATTTTCTCTGAATTCCGGAACTTGATCAGACAAGAGTGGTTCTTGTGGTTCGGTGATGAGACGAGGTCCCAGTTGAACAGGTTCAGTGTCCTTACTGAGGGATCGACCCGCATACACCAAGCCAGCTACCGCTAAAACTGAGATGGGATCAGCCATTCTTACTTCTTGCTAATATTTTTATTGTGGTATCTTTGGTTAAACAAGCCATTCTGAAGATCAGCTCGGGTGCTCGTCGGTTCATAGGTCATAGACTGAAGCGGAAGCTTACATTCAATGTTTTGAAGAGGGAAAAAGTTACGTTCGTGCGTCTTCACCAAGAACTTGTTGAACTGTGACGTCGACTGCGGTCTGAGTTCATCACTCGTGTCGATGTATTGCGCTGGGGATCCCTTACCAGCCATATATGGCGCCGTGCCATACAACATGGTCTGGGGTCTCGAACCATAGTTCAACGTACTCGGTTGAGGGTATACGAAAACGTCATCCGTCGCGCGGTTTGTCGGGATTGCCGGATTTTCAACGAGCGACAAGCCAGGTTGGAGCTGATATGCCATTTACTATTAGATAAGAATATTTATCGTCTGTCTCCGCTGAAATCTAATCCCGAGAAAGCGCCGAGCTGAGCACCTCTCGCATTGGGGTTGCAAGCACCCGTGTCACTTCTACATAAGGAACGATGCTTATCACCGTAACACCATTCGGCAAACGCCGTTTGATCACCTGGAATGGAGGTGACCGGTCCACTGACAAATTGTCGAGAGGCGGCACTCTTTTGATACATGGGAAGTGGGGATCTCGACCTCCCTGCATCATAGGGGATGCGATCATCCACAAAACTTCGAACAATAGGTCGAACCGACGAGTAATCACACGCCGGTGGTCTGTTGGGGTTATCAGTAATGTCCGTCAATAGAACATTCGCCATCGGATTATCAATCGACGGCATCTGACACCCCTGACCACCAAACATCGGTCGTCCATAGGTCTCCTTGATCATCTTCGCCTTGTACATAACATAAAGAACACCGAGAACGGTCGCACCTAACACAAAGACACGAACATCACGTCGAATCAAATAAAGAAAACAGGTCGCGTAAATGACGAATCTTGAAGCGGCATTCACGCGTTCTTCTGGAGATTGTTTATTGGTTGGCCAGAATTGCAAAACCTTATCCGCCTTGATCAACTCTTTAGGGTCGTCAAACCAAGCCTTCATTTATATAATGTAAGGTTTATTTTTTCATAAGGTTACCAAACATGCTGTTCATGGTCTTCATGAGTGCAGCTTCGTCGATACCCGTCCCATCGTCACCCATTTTGTCTGCGCAATCCTTTGCGATGTTTTCAATCATACTCAACGTCTCTGCCGGAATAGCGGTGATCGTCGTTCCAAGCATGTAGAGCGTTTGGAGATATTGCCAGATCGCATCCTTCGTGTTCGTCGAGAGGGACGCCTTCCAATTGTCCTTGAAATTCAATTCACAGAGATAATCAATTTTGTTGATATCTTCGAGAATGAACGAATCATCCTTTTGTGAAATCTTATCCGCATACGGACTGATTCCAGTCATAAACGTATCGACAGCCATTCTCGGATTCGCATCCTTGAGAAGTTCAAACTGAGTCATGAATTTTTTAATGCCTTTCTCCTGTGGGAATGTCTTGTGCAATTCCACAAGAAATTGAGTCATCATGTCGTTAAAAGCAGAAACCGACGCCATTTTAATACTATACCCTCAAAATCTTTAAGTCTAAAAAGGTTCCGTTGAAATCGACTCACGTTGACCGATACCGTTCGAAACAATAAAATAAATAAGAATGGCGTTGAGTGCCGCCGGCTTCGTGTACTGAGCCATTTGAAGCTTACCTTCGTTGTTGAGTTGCGCCTTCGCGTGAATGTAGATAACCGTGATGAGTCCACCGATCAACGCAGCCCAAACGGGATCTCGAAGATAGTCGGAGAGTTCCATTTAATTATAGCCAACTTTTTTTGTTCTGCGTTCTGGAGCGTCCCCGAAAAAGACGTTTTCGTCTTGAGTCTCGGCTTCAGGTTGGGGGTATGGGTCCTGAACATTATTAATCGTCTTGAACTCGTTATCGAGTGGGGAACCCATCGGACGCGCTAATTCTTCGACTGGTGCGATGTCTTCGACGTCCGCCGGAAAGGCTCCTCCTTCTGGTTCAGCTTCGGCCATCGGCTCAGCCATCGGCTCAGCCATCGGCTCAGCCATCGGCTCGGCTTCCGGTTCTCCGTCGAAAATATCGGGATCTTCGGGATCATCGGTTTCACCGATATCGATGTCCTTGCTTTCTTGTGACATATACGTTTGAAGGATTTGTTGCACCGGAATTAATTCCTTAATGGATTCTTCGATGCACGCACTGAAACGCGCGACGAGCTTTTCATCGCGAGTATACTCCGATTGTTCTTCGTGATACACATACGGATCTTTGTACAGATTTTTCGCGGCGTTGTTGTACACGGTTTGAATAAACACTTCATTCGTGGGAAGCTTCAAACTGATCTTCTTATTGTCAGACTTCAAACGAACCGCTGAAAGAATTTTCGTGCACGCGACAAAAACGGCGGCGAGAAGATCACTAAACCACGCACACCGCTCCGTGATGTTATCAGAATGCGACTTTGACATGGCGTTACTCCAATTCGGCACTTCCTTGAGAAGCTTTTGATACATGATGAGCACCTTTCGCCCCTTTGAGAGCTTGTCTGCTTCATCGTACATATCCTGAAACACTTCAATCATAACCGGGGTCATGAGATGACACAATTGTCCGAGATACTCTTTCTTCGCTTCGACGAGTACGTTTAAATTGTCCATTTATGATTTAAGTGGGGTTTTAAATACAAAGATTACCACGCACTCACTTCCTATACTGATTCGCAACCTTCCTGAGATTGACGAAACTTGGAAATTCTACGTCTGGATCTTCCTGTTCATTTTTCGATTCCCTGGTTACTTTGACATCCCAAGTGACGTAGATATCTATCTCAGAAACTAACTGTGTGATAAATCCACCATTGTCGAGTTGTCGTTGGAGATACCTCGCGGCGATGGCACGATCAAACGAAGGATATCCCATAACAACACTTGGAACACGGAGAAAGACTTGTTTCTGACCAAACTCAGCCGTCTGTTTAATCTTTCTCGAAAATTGTTCAAATATTTTGGTATATATTTCCTTTTTTATTTGTTTTCGTGTATTTTCGATCTTTTGAACATCATTGATGTTGATCATTACAATTAACGGAATTTATTTTTGGCGATTTCAAACTCACTTCTGGTAGGCATCGCCTTCTCTTTGACGAGCGTGTATTCAATAAAGTCTTGACCAGCTTCACCATCAGTGAACGGCTTGATGTCATTTGGGATGTCGGCGTCGATCGGTTGCGTACGGAGAGACTTGATCTTCACAACATCACCAACAATTTCAGCATCCACCGTCACAGCAAAACCAAACGCAAAGCCATTGTTTTTCACCGCCATAAACATCGCACGATAAAACTCCTTGGTACCGTTACGTTCCACAAACTTCTTGATGGCTGTCGTTTCGATAATGTAATTACACACACCCGTCTTCGCCTTGATCGCCTTGTTCGTCGCGAGCACGAGACGTTCAATCGTGTCGTTGTCAAGCTTGGTTTCGACCATTCTATATTTCGAGATGTCTTCGACTGGGTCATCGAGGATCACCCCTTCATTGGCTTGGCTCCATCCTGAGAAACCAAAAATTTCAGTATAAGATTCGCGTCTAATCGTCAACATGAGGGCGACGACCAGGAGTAGGGCAATGGGCAATCCATTCATCATGCGTTAATTTAAATTGAGAAAATAAACCAGTACATATAAATGTCGTTACTGGTTTACAGTCCGAGGTGTGCACATAGCCTAGACATTATTGATTATATTCAAAAGAACAAGACTTTCAAACAGTTGGTAAAGTTCCATAATATAAACACCCAGGGCATCCCACAGAAGTTTGCAAACTCTATTAGCCGAGTTCCAACACTTCTAACACAAAACGGAAAGATTCTCGTCGGGAACGAAATCAAGGCGTGGCTTGAGTCCCTTCTCCCGACGGATGATTTCGGTGGGTGTGGGTTTGGTTCCGCGTGTGCCGTGTCTTCACTGGAAGGCGATGACGATGATGGGGATATTTTCAGTTTGGATAGTTACGGTAGATCCTTACAGCCAGCCATCACAAAAGAACTCGAACAGCGCATATCCATGAGTGTGTCGGATGCGTATAATAACATAAAGAAGTAATTAATTAGACTTATAGATATGAGATTGGTTACGATTCAGGCATCGGCATTTAAATCTACATTTGAAGTTCTAAAGGATGTACTGAATGATCTGAACATATACTTTAAGCCGACTGGGATGTACATCGTCACTTTGGATACCGCGCGTACATCACTCGTCGATATGTTTCTTCCTGCTGAAAACTTTGAAGAGTATGTATGCGAACAAGAAGTCATCGCAGGTATCAACATTTCTAACACGTTCAAGTTGTTAAAATCTATCACGAATAATGATGTACTCAAGATTACGGTTGACTCCAAAGAATTCATGAACATTGAAATCGTGAGTGAGGCCAAGAAGACGAGCACCAACTTTGAATTGAAACTTCTCGATATTAATGAAAGTCAAATTGAGGTACCTGATATTCAAATGACAACAGTCACGACACTACCTTCCATGGACTTACAACGTCTGTGTCGAGACATGTCAAATATTGGAACTGAAATTGAAATCACGCGCGTGGGTACGAAACTCCGTTTACGATGTGACGGGGATTTCGCCAATCAAGAAACGGAGATTGAGTGCAATGAAGAGAGTCCATTGATATCGGGACTCTATTCATTGAAGTATTTGAACATCTTCACGAAAGCGACGAGCATGTGCGCGTCTGTACAAATTCTTCAAGAAGAAGCGAATCGTTTTTTGATTTTGAAATACAACGTCGCAGATCTCGGTGAGCTTCGATTCTATCTCGCCACTAAGGCAAGCGAAGATCAGTTGTAAATCCTTTGAGTGTACTGACATTCTTCGACATCCCCAGTGCGTTCGTTAGACGAATGTGTGGGTAGTCCTTTCTTAGAGTTTCTTCGGTATAATATAACATATCACATATACGTACCTTTTCACCATGAAAATCGTTTTTAGGTCCAGCGTATCGCTTCACCTTTTTGGTGATGTCTTTTACAGGTTTATCATCATGATCAACCAACCAGGCTTCACCCAAAGGGATACTAAACGAGAATCCATCACTGATATCATCGGGTAAACAGAAATTCATATTTTCAGTGATGAGTTTATACGTTTTACCATTATACCAATATTTCACGCGAAGAATAGTTTTTGTGACATTTTCTGGAATTTGTGTGTTTACAAAATCCTTGTACATTAAATCACAATAGACCTCATCTGTATCGTGGTCCCAATATTTAGATTCATCTTTCCAGAATCTATCCTTGATCTCGTATTTTGTCATCGGTTTTACCGTGTAGTCCATGCTCACATGATCAATATAATAATCCGGTAACGTAGTCATGTACTTATAAAACCCATACGTCCAAACAATAATACGGTTTAAAAGATTGGTGAACATTGTTTTATATGGAGGGCAACTTTTTAAGTAGATACAACAACAAGATTGACAAGTGGAAGGAGTTAATCGAGAGTGACCCACAAAATAAGAGTACATATGAAAATGAAATGTCAAATTACATAATCAAGTGTATGCCTTATATGAACAGACACGTCGAAGACGCGGCGACAGTCACGACGATTGATAATGTGTTCAATTGTAAAGAAACACAAGGTCTACAAAGAAAGGATATATTTATGGACTATCTCAACGATGTCGAAAATCAGAATGTCCATAGACCTTTCGAAAGAAAGAAAGATGAGTGTCCCCAATGTGAACGAAGTAACATTGTATTCTTCGGGGACACGAGCGATCTCATATGCGATCAATGCGGTCTCGTGGTCGCATCCTTGATTAGTGAAGAACTCACGTACAGAGAAGAACAAGAGAATACAGAGAAAATAGTCAATTATTCTTACAAGAGGGAGAATCACTTCAATGAGCAAATGTCACAATTT